GAGATTGATTTTTATACTATTTCCATTGATAATATTGAAGCACCAGCTAATATTATACCAACTGTAATGGATTTGATCTCGGATGACAGTAAAACCTAATAATTATATCAATGAAGACCAATTATTTCAGCTTTTATCGCAATGGAAATCAGATAAGTTGTTAGGATTGAAGATGTCTGAAGAACTATGTCACATGTTTTATAAGATTTGTGATGGTATTCTTAAAAAGTCTAATTATATTCGTTTAGACCAGGATATTAAGGATGAGATTAAGTCGAATGCTATGCTTAATCTTATACTTTACATCCATAATTTTAAAGTTGAGAAGTCTAAATCATCACATGCAGCCTTTACTTATGTTACATTTTCAATAGAGACAAGTTACAAAGGATCTCTAAAGAAGATGAACGAGAAGAAAGATAGACTACCATTAACATATAATTCAGATTTGATAGAGAATAATGAAGTAGCCGATCTCGATTTTTAATACCTATAATATACACCTTGACCCTTCTGTATCTAATTAAGTGCAGGAGGGTTTTATTATGCCCAAGTTTAATGAAAGAGGAAAGATGTCATATAGAAAAAGACTACAGAAAGACCTGGAAATGTGTAAATCAGCAGGTAATATGACAGATATAGTTGAGATAATACTGGATAAAATTGAAAAGTATAAAGAATATCAGAGAAAATATTACCACATGAAGAAGGTGAAATGATGAGTAATCCAAATGGTAATCCCAATATTGTTAAAACTGCTATTAAGAAAGGAGAAGTAAGAAATCCTAAAGGAAACAATGGAAATTTTAAGCTGACTACACTAATCAACAAGATATTAGAAGAAGAACCAATACCTGGAAAGACTAATGCCGATATTATAGTTGATGCCATAATTAAAGAATGTAAACGTGGCAATCCTGTACTAATCAAAGAATTGTGGTCAAGGTTGGAAGGTGCGGTTAAGACAGACCTAAATGTTACATCTGATAGTGGATTAGGTGTTGTTATATTGCCTCAGAAAGAAACACATACTGAAGAATAATGACTGAATTAATTTATGATCCAACACCAAAACAGATAGAGTTCCATAAAATGTCCGATGATTGGATTATATTGGGAGGAAATAGAGGTGGTGGTAAGTCGTATGCTATATTAATCGAAGCTCTAGGTCTTGCTTATAATTCACATATAGTAGGTAAATGGCAAGTATTAATTCTTAGACGTACATATAAACAGTTATCTGAGTTAATTACTAGAGCTAAATTACTGTATCCTAAAATTATAAAAGGCGGAGCATTCTCAGATTACACTTTTAAATATCCAAATGGTTCTTTTATTCAATTTGCGTCCTGTGAACGTGATGAGGACATTGAAAAGTACCGAGGACAGGAATATAGTTTGATTATAATGGACGAACTTTCACATTGGTCTTCTGATTATTGTTGGCAGTTCTTAAAAGGATCTAATCGTAACAGTGCTGGATACCCTAATAGAATGCTAGGAACTTCTAATCCTTGTCAGTGGGTTAAGAAGATGTGTGATATTGATGATTATGGTAACGATTCTCTTGTTAAAAAGACATATACAACCGATTCCGGAGAGTTGATTACTAAAAGATTAAGATTCTTTAAGATGAGTATGGATGATAATAAGTATCTTCCTAAGGATTATAAACAAAGTATGATGGATTTACCTAAACACTTAAAAGATGAATGGATACACGGACTCTGGTATAATCCGAAGATTCCTGGACAGATATTGGAATACGAATTGGAAAGAGTTGAGATTGATGGAAGAGCTGCGAGTAGAATAAATGTAGAATTAGGACTTCCTGTTCATGTTTTCTGCGACTTAGGATACTCTGATTATACTGTTCTTCTATTCGTTCAGTTTGTTGGAAAAGAGATTAGAGTATTGGACTTTTATGCCAACAATAGATGCTCAGTTGACACCTATATAATGGAAATCAATAAACGGTATTCTAATGTCCTAGTTCACTTGCCTCATGATGGAGCCAAACACGAATCTTCTGGGGCAAGTGTTAGAGATTATTGGAAAGACCGTATTAATGTATCAGATGATGGAACTAATAATGGAAACTTACCTAGATTATCTGATGTTGAGAGTTTTGACAGACTAAAGAATGGCTTCTGTAATATATGGTTTGATTCAGATAAATGCAAAGAACTTATAGAACATCTGAAACTATATAGAAGAAAATGGAACGATACTCTACAAACATATGGTGATCCGATTCATGATGAGCATTCCCACTTTTATGATGCTCTGAAATATATATTCTACATTGAGCCTATATTAAAAAAACCATTAGAAATAAAGAAATTGCGCCCAAACCTATCTCAGATGACACCTTGGTAATTCTGAGACAGCTCTAATTATGAAGAAAGGAATACTATGAAAGACGAAGATAAGATAAACCTTAAATATCTACCAAAATATGGAATTACTGATGAGATTTTAAAGGATATGATTGAATACGACATCATGTTTCCTATAGATAAGAGAACTCGTAATGGAAAGACTGACTATTTTGTTAAGAAGTCGGACATATTCCTATTTCTTAATGCTATGTTGAAGAATCAGATGAGTGTCTATAAAATGGTAAATGAAATCGAATCAAAAACAAAAGATGTAGTTGCCTCAATTGGAGAAATATAATGAATACTGAGTTGGATACTGATCTGGATATTGATAAAGAAACTGAATCAAAAATGGAAGAACTATTTGAATTCCATGAAGAAGCTCTGAAGAAATATAAAGAGTCTAAGGATACCTGGGCTAATATCTATACTCAGTATGTTTCAGATATAAAGTTTGCTAATGGTGATCAATGGGATCCATCATCTCTAAAGAATAGAAAAGCCAATAACCGTTCTGCTTTGATTTATAATAAGATTCCAGCCAATATCAGATTTATCGTTAATAATGCTAGGTCTTGTACTCCAGAGATTAAAGTTCATCCAATTGCTGATGGCGCTTCAAAGAACACTGCAAAGATCTATGATGGTATAATTAAATCTATACAATACAAATCCAATGCTAAGAATGCCTATGTTAAAGCACTGGAAACTGCTGTAACTGGTGGAATTGGATGCTTTAGAATATTGGTTGAAGATGTTGATTATGATAAGTCTCCCGAAATAACAATCAAACCTATCAAAGATCCTACATTCGTTATAATTGATCCAACTGCAGAGAATCAAGATCTTTCAGATGCTAATTTCTGTTTCTTCATCAAATGGATTCCTAAAGACGAATTTGAAGAGTTGTATCCAGACAAAGAATCTGCACCTATTAATGATGCTTGTAAAGACTGGTTCAAGAAAGATCAAGTTCAAGTTGCCGAATATTGGGTAAGACGTAATGGAAAAGTTGACTACTATCTAATCTCTGGTGAAGATGTCCTTGAAGAAAATCTAAACTATCCAGGAAAATATATACCATTCTGTTTTGTTACCGGAACTGAGGTATATGTTGATGGAAAGAGAGAATATAAAGGTATTGTTAGAGATGTGATAGACCAGCAAAGAATGTTAAATTACTCCAAATCAGAGACTGCAGATTTCATTTCAAGATCAGCAAAACAGCAGTGGTTGGTTGAGGCAGATCAGATATCAGAGTATCAAGAAATATGGGATTCTCAGAATATTGAATCTTATAATTATCTACCATTCAAAGGAAACTCAAGTACTGGAAGACCTATTAAGATTGATCCACCTGTGCCACCATCTGGATTTATGGCAACAAGCACTGAAGCAGACAATGACATCAGAGCTACAATTGGTATTAGAGATCCACTTCAAGATATTCCTTCAAGTCAGTCTGGTAAAGCTATTCAATTACAGATATCACAAGGTAATTTAGGCACATTTGAATATCTGGATAACTTGAACTCAGCAATCAAATATGCAGGAAAGATTATTGTTGACTTGATTCCACACTTTTACAACTATCAGCATATTAGAGAAGTTATGGGTCTTGATGAAAATATAACACCAACTCCAATAATGATGCCTTATGAAGACAATGGCGAAATAGTGATGCATGATCTGAAAAAAGGATATTATGCTGTGACATTATCTGTTGGACCTAGTTATGAAAGTCAAAGATCTGAAGCAGCTGATAAGATTTTGGAATTAGTTCAGAAGTATCCTAGCATGATGCAGTTTGCTGGTGATCTAATTGTACAGAATCTCGATTTCAAAGGAGCAGAAGAACTAGCTGACAGATTGAGAGCTACTATTCCTCCAGAAGTATTGGCAGCTTCTAATCCTTCTACTGGTGATAAAGGACAACAGTTACAGGTTATGATGGCTAATATTCAGAATATGCAGAATCAACTACAGCAGGCAGCTCAAGTTACTCAGGATCTTCAGAATCAATTGGCTCAAGCTGGTCAGATAATTAATGATAAGAATTTGGATAGACAGTTTGAACTTCAGAAAAAGCAGATGGAATTAGATATGCAGTATAAACTCAAAGAACTGGATATTCAACTTCAAATGGCTAAGCTTGAGAAGGAACAGCAATTCGATATTCATATGACCAGAGAGAAAGCAATAACTGATGTAATGACCAGTAAAGCTTTGGACGATCATGAGACAGAGAATGATGTGAAGGAATATGGAGAAAAGAAATTAATTGATCTTTCACTATCTATTCCTCCTGATATAACACAATTTATGTAAGACTTAGGGATTGAAATATATCCCTTTCTTTTTACCCTTATTGTATACTACTAATCTGGAAGTATTCTAATTACCTATAAAGAGGATTAAATTATGTCAGAAGAAATTATTGAAACTATTGAGAATGAAGTACCAGAAACTGAGACTGTTGTTGAAGTTGAAACACCTGTAGTTGAAAAGCCTTGGGTTAAGAAAGAAGAATTAGAATCGGATAAAATTCCTTATAGCCGTTTCAGAGAAGTAAATGATGAGAAACGTCTATATAAAGAAAAGGTAGAACAGTATGAGAAGGAACTAGCTGAACTTAGAGAAAAGGTTGCTCCTAAGAAGAAAGAGATTGAAGATCCTGATGAGTTAGATCCTAATGATTTTGAAACGGTTAAGGACTATCTGAAAGCCAGAGACAAAGTACAAGAAGAAAAGATTCAGAAAGCATTTATAGAAAGAATGGAGAATACAAAGCGTCAGAAAGAAGCTGAGGATTATCAAAAATCAGTAATCAGTAAGTTCCAAGAGAATGTTACAGAAGCTGCTAAACATAATCCAGAGGTAATTGATGCTATTCAGTACATCGAGGGCTTTGCTGATAAAATTAATCCACATATACGCAGAGCACTATTGACTGATGATAATGCTGCAGATCTTTGTTATGAAATCGCAACTAACCGTGATCTATTGAAATTGGTTGTTGAAGGAGATCCTATTGATGCAGTTAGGGCCATGACAAGATGGAGTGCTAAGTTTACAAGATCTGAAGCATCACCAACAAATGTAGTAGAGGAAAAATTAACTGATATTAAAGCTATGATTCCAAAAACTGTTAAAGGAACGATCTCGAATGGTAAGAAAGATCCAGCAAAAATGTCAATGTCTGAATATAAGAAATGGAGATCTGGTAACTAATAGTCTTTTGTTCTACTTAATTATAGTTCAAGTAATCAGAACGTAAAAAAGTATTACAAATCCTTCAAATTGTTCTTTAGCCAGTTCAGTTTGATGTATAAGAAAGGCTTAAATCAAACTGACAGATGACCTAAAATGGAAGTCTACTCTGAATAAAAAATAAAAAGGAAAATATAATGTCTACTTTGCTAACTTCTCAGGTAATCTCGAAAGAAACCCTTATGCAGGTCGAGAATGCTCTTATTGCTGGAAATCGTGTTGATTGGTCTTACTCTGAAAAATTTGGTAAGCAGGATGCCCAGATCGGTACCTCTTATGATATCAGACGTCCAATCTTGACCAACGTTCAGGTCAACAACCTTGCGTATGTTGCAGCTAATGCCAACGTAACTGAAACCAAAGTCAACTTGGCTCTTGGTACTACTCTAACAACTTCAATGCAGTTCTCTGATACAGATCTTGCATTTAAAGTTGAAAAGTTCTCTGATCGTTTCGTGAAGAATGCAGCTGTCATTATTGCATCTAAAATGGATTCTTTCATTGCAGATGCAGCTATCAATGCTAATCTTGCGGGTCAGTCAGTTCAGACGGGCTCTGGTTGGGTTGTTGGTACTTATGGTACTGCTCTTTCAACTTCTACTTTGCTTCAGGCTAAACAGTTGCTTTTGGATTCCGCTTGTCCAGACGATGGCGACCTTTATGGCGTATTGACTCCTAAAGCTATGATGGAAATATCTAATGCACAGATCACTCTTTTCAATGCACAGGCTTCCATTTCTGATATCTACAAGAAAGGTTACATTGGTACTTTCGCAGGTATACAGTGGGCTTCCTCACAGTCTTTGGTTGCTCACACTAATGGCGCACAGGGTACTATAGCAATTGGTGCTGGTTCCGCTGTATTGACCGCTGGTTGGGCTGAGACTGGTACATTCACTGTTACTGCTCTTACTGCTACAATTAATGCTGGTGACGTATTTACGGTTGCTGGCGTCTATCAGGTCAATCCACTTACCAAGACTGCTACTTCTAACTTGGCTCAGTTCACAGTTCTTACACAGGCAACCGCTGGTACAACATCTTTAACTGTATCTCCTGCTCCAATTACCGCTGGCGAATATCAGAATATATCGGTGACTGTTGCTTCTAAGACTGGTACATTGGTTGGTGCAACTGGTGCAACTGGACAGGAATCCTTAGTGTTCCACAAGAAAGCCATCGCAATCGCTTCTCCAGAATTGGTTCTTCCTAAGGCTTCGTCTTTCGATATGGCCGAGTTCGTTCGCTCTGAAGAAACTGACCTTGGTATCAGATTCCTTCGTGGATATGATATGGTCGGTACTTCTGGTGCAGTTGGATTCGTTAGCCGTCTTGACACTATCTTCGGAATAAAGATTGTCCGTCCAGAGTGGATTGTTCGTATCCGCGACTAATTCAAATCAAAATTGGTAAAATAATAAAAGGACTTTCTTAATTGAGAGTCCTTTTTCGTTTCCATCTCAGATCTCTAATTATAAAGAAAGGATGATAAATGATTTCTAACTTAACCGCATATGATATCTTAGTTAACTCACTTCAGATATGTGGCGTTATTGCATATGGTGAGTCAATTGATCCACCTATATCTAAAACTGCTCTTCAGATATTAAATGGAATTAGAGCTGAATGGTCTGGAAAATATATAAATTACAAAAAATATGATCAGTTTTACACCACATCAGCCAATACTTTATCAGTTACATTAGGTCATTCAAGTACTGTATCTGGTAATATATTAGAAAGACCTTGTCAGATTGATGAAGTCATAATAACATTTGGAACTAACAACTATCAAATCCCAGTTAAAAGTTATGAGGAATATAGACAGTTGACAATAACTAATATATTCTCATTACCAGCTGCTGCTTACATTGACACAGAATATCCAATACAGAATGTTTATTTGTTTCCAGGATTAGGATTAGGATATTCTATTCGTATTATGGGATTAGCTTATCTTTCGGACTATGAGAATGTAACTGATGCTTATATTGATCCACCAGAGATGTTTCAGTGTCTGATTTACGCATTAGCTTTGAAATTAGCCCCAATGTTTGGCACTGATCCTAATTCTATGATAAATGTTCAGCAGATGTTAAGTTCGGCACTCAAACCATTAAAATCTAATAATTTCAAGTCAAGAATGCATAGAGCCAAGAATGATCTCACTAATGCTTCTGGTGCGTTTAACCTTCTTGCTGGAGTTTAATAATGGCTAATATAACACTACCTTTAGGAGATAAGCCATACATTTCGCCTTATAATTCAATTGGTAGAGAAGTATGTCAGAATCTTTATGTCGAAAGAAGTCAATCTGAGACATCAAAAGCTCAATATTTCTACCTCAAGATTCCAGGAATGAAATTAATAAATGATACATCTGCAACTATAGATACAATTAATCATGGTGCTTGTAGAGGAATTATAACAATAGCAGCCAATAAGACTTATGTTGTTAATGGATCTGGTTTCTATGAATTATACAAAGATGGATCAAAAGCATTACTAGGAACACTAACAACTAATACTGGAAGTGTTTCTATGACTGAAAATGGTTATCAGTTAATTCTTGTTGATGGATCTGCTGGTTGGATATTTAATTATGTCGATCAATCTTTTGTTAGAATTACCGATGAATATTTCCCAGGTAACACAGAAGGTGATCTAGCTCCAACTCACGTAACTTATATTGATACCTATTTCATTGTTAATGTACCTAATAAAAATCAGTATCTTTGGTCTAACACTTACTACCAGAATGGTAATGGAAATGACTATAATCCTCTAGTCCCTAATGGTTATTGGAATGCTCTACAAATGGGACAAAAAATGGGTAAACCAGATATTGTTTCTTCATTAATAGACTGCACTAATATGTTGTGGCTATTTGGTAATAATTCCATAGAAGTACATTATGATACTGGTGATTACAATGGACAGTTATTCGCAAGATATGAAGGTGCTATAATTGAAGTTGGTTGTTCTGCTCCATATTCACCAGCAAGATACGCAAACAATATATTCTGGCTCGGTGCTGATAAAACTGGTACTGTTGGTGTGTTTACTAATAATGGAATGACGCCTCAAAGAATATCAACAAGAGGCATTGAGCAGATAATAGAATTCATGGAAAACTCTACTGATTGTATTGGTTTCACATATTCACAAGCTGGTCACACTTTCTATGTAATGCAGTTTCCAACATCTAATAAAACTTTGGTATATGATTTAGTTACTCAAGCATGGCACGAACGAACTCACTTTGATAAAAATACTGGATCTATTGGAATGTGGAAAGGTATGTATTCTGCTTTCAATTGGTCAGAGAATCTAATAGGTCATAGTTCATATAGCTCTTATTATTACTTATCGACCACATATTACCAAAATGATGATCCTGATGGTACTGGAGTAAATTATATTAAATGTGTAAAGACTACTCCAATTGAGTTTAATAATGGTATGCTAAACAGATTCAATTCTGTCCAAGTTATGTTTAGACAAGGTGTAGGACTTAATACTAATACACCAGAACAAATAGGAAAGAATCCAGAATGTCAAATAGCGTTTTCTAATGATGCTGGAGAATATTTCTATGAAAGAACTGGTTTTATTGGAATGCAAGGTCAATATCAATATAGAACAAGATTGACTACTTTAGGTGTATCAAGAAATAGAGTATGGAGAATAACAATAACCGATCCAGTACAAATTATATTGGTTGGATTATTGGTTGATGTTACTCCAATGATGAGGTAAATAATGAGTAAATTCGCAAGTCCAATACCAGTACAAACTAAGATTGTTGATAATTTAGATATGTCGATACCTTGGTCCAAATGGTTAAAAACATTAGGTGATGATTGGGTAACATCTAATAAAGTTCAGACAGTAAGTGGAACTAATTTCAACTATACTGTTAATGGTATATTGTTATTCTTCCATTACACTTCAACTGAAACAAAGATTATAAAATTACCATATATTGTAGGATCAGATTCTGTTATAGATGGTAATATAATAGTCAAAGGAACATCTGAAATTACATTAAGTAAGCCACTTTCAGGTTCCTACTTCATACAATTCTAATTAATATTAAAAGGATAATAAATGATACCAGCGATATTAGGTGCATCTTTAGCAACAAAATTAGCAGGAAGTTTCTTAGGTGGAAACGCGCAAAACAAATCTACCCAGCAAGGAATGGATGCTTATAAAGACTACATGAATCAAGGAATTTCCACATTAAATCAAGGAAAATCCTCAAGCAATGCCGCATTTCAGCCATATACAAATGCTGGAACACAAGGATTACAAGGTTATCAGACTTCAATCCAGAATAGACAGCAGGCAGTACAACCATCTCTATCTAATTCTAATCCACAAACAGCTATATCATCATACTTGGATCCTTCAGCTGCTTATACATCAGACCAAGCAATGAAAGCAACACAGGCATCTGCAATAGCTAAAGGTGGAATGGGTGGTGGATTAGCTAAGGCACTTTCCAATAATGCTAATAAGATGGCTATGACGAATTATAATAACGCATATCAGCAGATGTTGGATACAGGAAATCAAAACTTTGGTCAGCAGAATACAATATATGGAAATAAGACAGCGTATGATCAGAGTCAGATTGGTAATTATGGTAATCTAGCTAATATGGGTCTACAAGCAACTGGAACTAATCAAGGTCTTCAGTATCAATACAATAATGGAATCAATCAGAACTATGGAGATCTCGCAGCTTCACAACAGAGTGGATATAATCAGAAAGGTAAAACTTCTGGTGATATGTGGAATAATATTGGTAGTTCGCTGAGTTCTGGAATTACATCATTGTTTGGCGGAGGTAAGTAATGCCACAAGCACAATTCTTTCAATTAAATCCACAATCATCTTTTGCTGATGATATTAAATCTGGATATGAAGCTGGATATAATATTAGAGAAGGTCAGAGAAAGAAAGCATTAAATGAGATATATTCAAAACATGTTAAGCCTGATGGTAGTTTTGATTCTGAGAACTTCCTTAAAGAAGCTGCAGATGCCGGAATAGGACCTGAAATGACTTCAACTTGGCTTAATCAGAAAACAGCTAAGAGTGATGCTACAGTTAAAGAAGCTACTAATGCTGAGATGTTATCTGTACTAGGAAGAAAACCTGATGTATTAAGAGATTGGTTTATTCAAGAAAAAGAGAAAGCAGCAAAACTTAATAATCCAACTGAACAAGGCGATGGTGGACCACTAACTCCTTCTACATTGGATGTTGATAAGTTATCTGATAATAGAGATGAAGTTGATAAAAAGCAAGCTGCAGCAGATTCAAAAGTAACTGATTCTGGTGTTATGCTATCTCCTCCAACTGGTCCAAAAGTTCCAGCAACTGCACCAGTATCTCAGCAACTTCAGGAAATGTTTAATAAGAAAGGTGTGGAAGGAATACAAGCTTCTGATGCCGCAGATCTTTTGGATAGAGTTCCTGGTAATAGTGATAGAACTGATATAAGTGGTAGAATCTATAGTGCTCCAGAAGGAAAGTTTACTGAAAAGGACATATCAAATCTTACTGCACAGCCATTTGATGAAGTAGATCAGGGTAAGAAATATGATATTGTTGAAGAAGCACTACGCAGAGAACCTGGACAATCTGGACCTGCTGGCAAACTTGGTGATATTCAGACTCCAGGAACATTTCAATCTGATTCTGTAAAGTGGGAACCTAAAGATGATGGTAGTAATGAATATAGACAGTTCAAAGCGACTTTAGACTCTCAGCTTAAAGCACTTGATATGAAATCGGCATCAGATTATCTTCAGAAGATTGGTGAAAATACTTACAAACAGAATCTTTATGTTCCAAATCAAATGGCTTGGATGACTAAAGATGGAAAGATTGATTATTCTGCAATGGGTGCTGAGATTGCTAAGGTTAAAGATTCTGATCAAAAAGCTAGAGCAAAAGCAGAAGAGGCGATTCAGAAAGCTAAAGATAACCTAATGGAAACTGCTCAGAAGTATGGCGTATCTACAATTGCTTCCATATCAGAGAAAAGAGAAGTTGAAAAGCAAGAAGCTGAAATGCAAGGAAGACGTCCTGAAGGATATCAATTCCGTTATGTTACTCCTGCAGAAGCGTCTAAAGGAAGAGATATAATTTCCAGTTATTTTGACATTCAAGATGGTATCAAAAGAGGTGGATTCGAAGGAGCGTATGCGGCGGCTCTAGCAAAAGCAAAAGCAGATGGTAGTGTTAACGCAGATGCTATTGTAGGTAATTTAGTAGCTATGGGCGCTATTCCTTCCCAAAAAGCTGTATATATCAAATCACTAATGAGTCAGAATGGTAGCATGACTGGAGATATGTGGAATCAAGCTAAAGCATCTGTTGGTAAATTTATGACGAAAGGTCTCGATCCTAAATGGGGAGATGACGCATTGAAGAATTTAACAGAAACAGCTAGATTGTATGGATATGATATAAAGGGTTCTTCTTATAAAAAAACACGAGTTCCTACTGAAGTATCAAAAGAAATGTCGAAACCTGCTAAGAGTGTTTCTCAGAAAAGAGGAACCGACGCTAAAGGAAGAAAGGCTCTATAATGGCATATGAAGATCTGAAAAACACAATTTTGAGTAATTATGGTGGTCAAGATAATGTTCCCGATGACGTATATAATGCTCTGTCAAAATATAAAACTCAAGGACAAGACGCTTTAAGTGATTCCGAATACTCTATCTTGGACAAAGCTAAATCTTATATTGATGAAGGTAAGACTGTCCAAGGTGGTGTAGTCTTCATGAATCCAACTACCGAAGAAAAAGCTACAAAATACGCTCAAGACAATCCTGAAAATGATACTTATAAGGTTGATGCTTTGGCTGGAAGAAGTGCTGCAGGTAATCAGGATATTGTTTCTACTGATCCAACCAATCCTTTATTCAGAGAAAAAGTTCAATCAGGATTACAGACTGTTCGAGAAGGTTTAGCATATCCAGCAGCTCTCGTGACAAGTTCATTGGAAAAAGCATCTCAGCGTATTCCGGTTATTGGAGAAAGTACACAAGAGGAAAAAAATAAACCATGGATAGAATATTTTAAGGAAGCATTAAATCTAGGAAAAAAAGGTGAAGGAGTAACTGGAATTCTTTCGGATCCTTCTAATATAGTTGGTGCAGCATTACCTATACTTAAAGCGGCTGCTCCTATTAGATACGCATATGAAGGCTTGAAAGGAGCTGGTCTAGCTGCATTGTCAAATCTATCAACACCTGATAGACAAGATAACTTAGGAACTGATGCCCTTATTGGTGCTGCTTTAGGATCAGCTATAGGTGGAACATTAACAGCACCAAAATACATTCAATCTACAAAATTGGATGAGGCTATTAAAACATTTCCTGGAGATCAAAGACTTAGAACAATGGCTAATAAAGGATCTGAGATATTTGAGCCTATTCCTAGAGATGAGAAGATTGAAATATTAAGATCAATCCAAGGTGAAGGTAATAAAGAAGATTGGATTCATTATTATGAAGATATATCAGATAAAGCTCAGAAGGGTTACAAAACTGTTGATGATATAGCCGAAGGTTATTCGAATATAGAAGGATCGAAAATACCTATGTCAGAATTGAAGAGTAAATTAATTGATGCTTTAAAATCTGGTGTCGGTACTTATTCTAACAAAGATGCTGAACGATTTATAGAAACAAGAATAGCTGGATTTGTTGACAAGTATGGACCTAATGGATCAGTACCTGTAAAAGATCTTGGTCTACTAAAATCTAAGTTTAATGAAGATATATTTGACCCAAGAGCAGCTATTGTTGAGGGAACATCTACCAAAAGAACACTAGCTAAACGAGCAGGTAATGTTCTTGAGGACTATAGAGAAAATAGACCAGCATTCTTAGCAACAAATACTCCTTCTGACAAGACATCTATACAAGGTATAACAGCACAAGAGTTCATTTCGAGTCTTAGTGATTCTAATAAGATTTCGCTATTTACAGGTCTTGAAGAATCTTTACAACCACACCTAAAATTATCTTACAACGATCTTTTGAAACAGCATGCGCCGGAAGCAAAAGGTCTTTATAGAAGATCTAAAAAATTGGAAGATATATTTCAATACCAACTCGAACCTACTGGAAGTAAACGTCAAGGTAGTGGGTGGGGTAGAATATTTCCAGGAGCTACGCAGATATATTCAAAAACAGGTAATGCATATATTGATCCAGTATCTTTGTATAGAATGAGTCAGACAGTTGCGCCGGAAATATTAGGAAGAGCTACACCGTATGTTGAAACTGGAGCTCATCTTCTTGGTAATAAATTATTTTCCGGTAATTCAAAAGAAAAATAGTTGAAATGATACTTTGATACATCTCAAGGTCTTGAACGTCTCTACGAGCTTCTAATCATGCTTTATGTGACATTCAAAGAGTCAAGAAGAGAAAAAGTCAAAATAATTCAAGATATTAATAGATTCTTTACTCTTGATTATAAACATAAAAATAGGCATTAGATTAAGTTCCAATGCCTTTTTACTTATCCTCGGATTTCTTCAGCAATTAATAGCCTCAACATCGGACTTAGTTTTGAGATTCTTCTTTTGTGTTTTTCGATGATGGATGGGTCTGTCTGTAAGTTGCTATTATCTTCCACAGAACAGCCACTATCCATGCTAAAGATAATAGAACTAAAGCAACTGTTATGAGGAATACTGGAGTTAGTACCTGTGATTGCATGATCCATTGACCTTCCTTGTGAGTTATATACTTTATCAGACATTTTCATTACCATTTCTCATGAGCTTCTTCAAAAGCATTCCAAGTTTTACGAGCAAGAAAAAAGAACAATACAACCCAGAACAGTGCTCCTCCAAAAGCAGCGGCATACATTCCTATAGCGAAACAATAAGCTGTCAGATACAAAAACGTGCATCCAAGAACCATGAATATTATGAAGAATAGTAGTAAAAAGAACTTTTCCATTTGTCATCCCCTTTTCTATTTAGTTTTCTATTTCACTCTCTAAAATATAATAAATGATTGTGTAAACGTCAATAGAATTTATCAAGTTTTATTACAAAATTGTTACAACTCTATTCCATATAGTCCTTGCGAAAAACGTTTTCTGAAAGTTGGTTTACTAATTCCTAATTCCAAATATAATTCTTTTTTACAACCATATATTTTTTCATTATATTTAATCTTTTTAGCGTTGCTATTTTCTCCCATAGTTTTTGACATAGCTGGAGATGATTTTCCTTTACGTTGTTCTGACCATAAAAGCTTTTGTTCTTCAGAATGTCTCAACTTTTTACTATTTTCACCAATTTTTCTCTTAGTCTCTTCTGAAAGTTTCTTGCCTTTATTCGATATAGATAACAACTCTTTGGTTTTTTCACTAACCACAACATTATATCTTCCACCATGTGTGAGATTGTAACCATTAGGAACTACACAATCATACTTTGCTATGTGATACTTTTCCCAATAATCAAAGCAGATATTTGGACAATTCAGTAGCACTTCGAATGTAAAGTTATCAATACCATGTTTTATTATTGCATGATGTATCAAATGTTTTCTATTTTTTCTACCATTTAAATGTGCTTTCCATCGTTTATCTATATCTTTTGAGCAGCCAATATAAATCTTCCCGTTAATATTGTTTGTTATTTTATAAATTCCTGATATCATATTAGTAAGTATATAATTTTTAATTATAACATATTACCAGCATAACAAACTTTTGATGGTTTAGATATTTCTGTAACATCTCGTTTAGCTTTTAAATCCCAAATCTTCCACTTGTTAATCGAATTAAAAATTGCTAAGATACAAGAGTTGGAGATGTTATGACTCGCCCGTTTCTGAGATCCCAGTGTAAATCGGTCCAAGTAATATCAAA